CTCTCTCACCCTCTCACCCCCCCCTTCAATCTCCCCCACCCAACACGTCCCTGCCACCCAAAATTCGTTGCAAGTTTTCTTGCACTGCTAAACTAAAGATGTTATTTGGCAAATAAGGAGTGAGATATGCCGAAGAAAAGAGGCCCCGCGCCCATATCTGGCGCACAGATGGCCGAACAGAAAGATTTGTTCATAGAACTGGTGTCTGACGGCCTGTCAGCGCGTAAGGCGTGTTCTAGTGGCAAGTTGCCTACGTTTCCCACTATCAGCAAATGGCTGCGTGATGACGGCGAGTTCCGCGACAAGTATCGTGTTGCGATGGAACTGCGAGCGCAGAAGATTGATGATGACATTGACGACGCTATTGAGCAGATGAAGTACGGCGAGTTGGATGCCCAGCAAGCGCGTGTGGTCATCGACACCTACAAGTGGCGAGCGGCAAAGCTGTATCCTAAGCTGTACGGCGAGAACCAGAAGGTCGAGCATGAGCATAAGGTCGTCAGCTTTGTTGATGAGTTGAAGCTGGCGGCAGCGCAGATAGAGCAACAGCGACTAGCTGACAAGACCATTGAGGGCGAGGCTGAAGAGAAGTGAAAAAAACCGAAAACACTGATCTGCTCGTAAAGCTGCACAACGACCCGGTTCTATTCGTTGAGAGCATTTTGAAGGTGACACCCCAGCCGTGGCAAGCCGAAGCGTTGAGGGCGGTAGGCAACAATGACAAGGTGAGCATTGCATCTGGTCACGGTGTTGGTAAGACTGCATTTCAAAGCTGGCTCGTGCTGTGGTGGCTGATAACGCATTATCCGTGCAAAGTTGCTGTTACGGCGAACACGGCGCACCAGTTGAGTGATGTGCTGTGGACTGAGATCGACAAATGGGCGCGTCAGTTGCCGGAAGGTTTCAAGCAGTTGCTAGAGTTTAAGAGCGACAAGATTAGCTTGAAGGGTGCGTCAGATAGCTTTGCCGTTGCAAGAACCAGCAGACGTGAGAACCCAGAAGCTCTGCAAGGCTTTCACTCAGAGAATATGCTGTTTTTGTGCGAAGAGGCGTCAGGTATTCCCGATGTTGTCTTTCAGGTCGGTGAAGGCGCTATGTCTACCCCCGGCGCTAAGACGGTAATGTGCGGAAACCCCACACGTTCTGAGGGTTTTTTCTATGAGAGCCATCATAGCCAGCGTAAAAACTGGTTTACTATGACGGTAAGTTGCCACGATGCCACGACTGTTTCTGAGCAGTTCTTGGAAAATATGAAGGAAAAATACGGTGAAGATAGCAATGTTTACAGAGTTCGTGTCTTGGGTCAGTTCCCTACCCAGTCGGATGATGTCTTGTTACCGCTACATCTTGTGGAAGAAGCGACTAAGAGAGATGTCGAAGCGTCACCCACGGCACCTGTAGTTTGGGGCGTGGACGTTGCAAGATTCGGCGGTGACAGGAGTGCCATAGCCAAGCGTCAGGATAATGTGCTTCTGGAGCCGATTAAGACGTATCAGGGTCGTGATTTGATGGAGATGGCTGGTATTGTGCTGTCTGAGTTTGAGGCAACTACATATCGGTTGCGTCCTCAAAGCATATTTATTGATGCTATTGGCATTGGTGCTGGCTTGGCTGACAGGTTGCGCGAGTTGGATTTACCAGCCGTTGCAATTTCTGTGTCGGAGACTGCTAGTTTGAAGGAGCGGTTTAATCGGCTGAGAGATGAGTTGTTTTGGAACGCCCGTGAATGGTTTGAGGCAAGGGATTGCAACATCCCGAATGATGCGACTTTGATACAGGAGATCACTGGCATTAGGTATAAATATCTGTCTAATGGTAAACTGAAGGTAGAAAGCAAAGATGAGATGAAACGTAGGGGCCAGCGTAGCCCGGATGTGGCTGATGCGTTTGTTTTGAGTTTTGCTGAAAGCGGTGCGATTGCAGGAGGCTACTCTAGAGGGTATAGTAGCAAGCGCAGTCTTAAACCAAACACAGGATGGGTAGTATGACTGACAATATTCTGAAGTTTCCGAAGCGCGGCTTAGAAATTGACGTTGAGGTTGAGTTGGAAGAAACTCAGGAAGAATATGAAGAGATGGTCGAGGCCATTGTGGTGATGATGGAAATGCACACTGCTGGACTTATTGTCACTTCTGACGCAAAATGGCAGCATGTGATGGACGCGGCTATGTCTGTAGCAGTTAATGCTGGCTTGAGAGCCGGGCTGTCTACGGAAGAGATTGAAGACACGTTTGAATCCGTGAAGGTGCAAGAGGTTAAATACGATGCCTAGAGATCCACGGCTGGAACGCGCTGGTGTATCTGGCTATAATAAGCCCAAACGCACCCCTAATCATCCTAAAAAGAGCCACGTTGTCGTGGCAAAATGCGAAGACGGTAGCGTTAAGACAATCAGGTTTGGTCAGCAAGGCGTTAGCGGTGCTGGCAAAAACCCTCGCACGATGGCTGAAAAAGCGAGGCGCAAGTCCTTCAAAGCAAGACATGCGAAAAATATTGCCAAAGGTAAATGTTCAGCGGCCTATTGGGCTAATAAGGTGAAATGGTAATGGCAAAAGGTGTAGCGCATTATCTTCGTGATGGTACAAAGTATGCTGGCGGTATGCACAAGATGCCTGACGGTTCTTTGCATAGCGGCTCAAAGCATACAGCAAATTCTGTTCGGCTGTACCATTTTGGTGAACTTTCAGAAACGGCCAAAAAGAAGGCCAGAAAGAGGACATAATGGGATACGGAAAGAAAAAAGGCAAAGGTTACGGTAAGTAATGGCTGGCAAATCAGTTCCAAAAAACCCCGCTCTGTGGAAAAAAGCCATAGCAGCAGCAAAGCGTAAGTTTGATGTTTACCCGTCAGCTTACGCTAATGCTTATGCGGCAAAGTGGTACAAAGAACGTGGCGGCAAGTGGGGCGGCTCAGACAATCGTGTAAGGAAAGCGTAATGGCTGCACAGGCGGGTTTAGGTAAATGGTTCGGCGAAAAATGGGTCGATGTAAAGACCGGGAAACCCTGTGGTCGCTCTAAAGGCGAGAAGCGTGGATACCCAGCCTGTAGACCCGCAAAGGTTGCTGGACGTATAAGCAAGAAAGAAGCTAGTAAGAAAACCGGGCCGAAGCGCGTTAGCTGGTCTGTGACTTCTAGTGGCAAGAAAAGGAATAAAGCATGAATATTTGTGACAATTGTCCTATGCCCCGGCGTTGTGAGCCAGCGGGTCGTTGCATAGTCTATAAAAATGGTGCAGAACCTGTTATATTACCAGAGCCGGAATCTGTTCCTGTTAAAACATCAACAGGCGTTGGTATGACATCACCGCTTCGCAAAGTTGGAAAAAAGAAGGCCGCAAAGAAATGACATACAAAAGTAAAAGCAATATGGCTATGCCTATGCCACGACCTACAGCTATTGAAAAATTTACTGGTCGCAGAACACCAGCCTCAATGCGCCCTATGACAGAAGGCCGCATAGAAGCAACAAAAAAGCGTATGGCTGCTCAAGAAAGAAAGGCAGCTAAAGATCGTCAAAATGTTATGACAGGAAGTTTTGCAAGCGACTGATGTACACACGAGTGATGATGCGGCCACGCACACAGCGTCGTAGGCCACTGCAATTAAGCAAGGAAGCCCAAGCGAAAGTGACGGCTTCCGTTTCAGCATCTGCGGTATTAGAAGCTGTTGAAAATGTTGGCTTTTCTGCCTGTAAAGGTTGTGTAGCTAAAAAGATGTGTAAGGCCAGCGGCACTTGCATGTATGGGCGTAAGAAGCCGAAGGAAAAGTAATATGCCAGATATGGATGATTACAAACTTAATAGCATTGTTTCTTCGGAAATTACCGATGCGCTGAACCACTTTGACAGTGAGTTTTCTCAAGAGCGTATTCGCGCTATGGACTTCTACCTTGGCGAGCCATTCGGCAACGAGGTAGAGGGTAGATCATCTGTAGTAAGCACAGAAGTCGCAGACACAGTTGAGGCTATTATGCCCAACCTGATGCGCGTCTTCACAGCCAATGACAAATATGTACGTTTTAGCGCTCGCACGGCAGAGGATATGGAACGTGCAGAGCAAGTCAGTGACTATGTAAATTACATAATCAACCACGACAATGAAGGCTATAAAATCCTGTATAACTGGTTCAAGGACGCCTTGTTGTTTCGTCTTGGTGTGGTCAAGTATTTCTATGAAGAGGAAGAAAATGTCACTGAGGAAGAATATAACGGGCTTGATGAAAACGAACTTGCCGTATTAC